GAAGCTGGAACTAGCCGTCCCAGAAAATGATGGCTAATGAAGAAGATTATAATTTAACTTTTGAGTCTAAAATCAAAGAAATAGATTTTGAAATACAAAAGAGGAAAAGTAGGTGGAGGCTAACGTCTTTATCGTGGATGGATTTTGATGATATATCTCAAATATTAAGAATCCATATTTATAAAAAGTGGCATTTGTACGACCCCAATAAACCTTTAGCTCCTTGGTTAAATAGAATAATATCAAATCAGATAAAGAATCTAGTAAGAAACCATTACGGAAATTATGCTAGACCATGTTTAAAGTGTGCCGCAGCAGAATCAGACAACTTATGTTCTATTTACGGTTCCCAAGGTAGTGAATGTCCTCTTTACGTTAATTGGGAAAGAACCAAAAAAGTAGCTCACGATTTAAAAGTAACTTTGCCTATCGATAATCATTACAAAGAAGTAGTGTCTAGAGAGGGGCAGCAGGGTTTCGGAGAAGGCTCTATAGAAAAAATTCATAAAAAAATGAGCCAAATCTTAAAACCCTTAGAGTGGAAAGTTTACGATTCGTTATATATAAAGGGGTACTCAGAAGAAAAAACCGCAAAACTTATGGGCTACAAGACAACAGAAAAAAACAGAAGCCCGGGATATAAACAAATTAAAAATATAAAAAAATCTATTATAGAAAAAGTTAAAAAAAGTTTAAATAACGATGAAATAGATTTATAGTTATGGAAGATCATAAATATACTTTACTACTTCCTGAAGTTCATGGAAGGAGAGCTTTAGACGAGTGGAACAGTAGGCCAGATAACCCACCCTCCCAACAGGATTTAATTGTAGCCACAGGTTATATTAACCCAGATGGAACCTTGCCTGATGGGAGGAGTAAATTCGGTCGAGAGCTAAAACTATTTATGGCGAGCCAAAAAATAAAACCAAAAGGCGCTCACCAACACAGAATCAAAGGGCCTGTCGATTTAACAGAAGAAAATAAGTTATACCTTCAAAGCAATAGAAAATTAATGACCGGCTTTGAGATGGCTAAGATAATTTTTGGAGGCCACATAACTCCATTAAGTAGAGAAACCTTAACGGTAAACGAATATCTAGCCGGTACAACAGAAGAAGGAGAGCAGAGAGAGCCTCAATCTGATAACAATTCAGAAATAAGGCTGCCGGGTCAACTTTCTGAATACAAGCCTCCTAAAAGCTTTGACAAAGCATTATCCAGAGTTAACAAATATTTTAACCTAAAGCCTTTCGATAAATCAAAAATGCTTTCTAGAGAAAAGAAGAACGTAGAAACGTTGATGAAGTATTTGAATACTTATAGGTTTGTTCATCAGATGAATACTTATTCTTCTCAAATTGATAGAGAGCTTTTTGAAAGTAGTTTTGTAAGGTATACATACGACAAACCAGATTTAACAGAAGAAGAGGTTGACCAGTACATAGTCATGTGCATAGAAGTTTGCATAGCTTCCAATATTCAAACTAGAGTGGAGAGACTTCAAAATATGCTAGACGACACAGCTGATGATACTGAAGGCAGAAGAATATCAATGGGTCTAGTAGAAGCGATAAGTTCAAGACAACAAGAATACAATCAATGTGTTAATAGGCAGCAGAAGCTCTTAGAAAGCCTTAAAGAAAAAAGAAGCGCCAGACTAAGCAAACAAGTAAAAGAAAACGCTAGTATAGTAAATTTAGTCCAACTATGGAAAGAAGAAGAAAGTAGAAAGAAACTACTAGCTTTGGCGGAGTTAAGAAAGAAAGCGGTTAAGCAAGAGACTGAAAAACTTTCGTCAATGGACGAAATTAAAGCTAGAATACTAGGATTATCAGAAGAAGAGGTATTAGATGGTTAAGTGTGTTATTTGTAATAAAGAGTTCGAACAAGAAAAACAACTTCATGCTCATTTAAAAGCTCACAAAATGAGGATGGCAGAATACTACCAAACTTATTTTCCTAGAAAAGATTTATACTCTGGAGAGCTAATAAAGTTTAAAAGCAAAGACTACTACATGACAACTGACTTCAATTCTAGATTGAATATGAAGAAGTGGCTGTCAAGCGTTCCCAAGAATGAAGCCAAGGCTTATGTTCAAAAAATATTCAAAAATAGAATAGAAAGAAAAGGCTCTGAGCTCGTACCTACGCAAGTAGAACTTAGAACAGTATCTAGTCCACCCGTACAATACTATCAAGAACTTTTTGGAGATTACCATAAGTTCTGCGTAGACTTAGGTTTAAGAAAAAGATATGAATCTTATCCTTCGGAAAGATCATTTTCCGTAAATGATTATTCAAAAACTAAAGACTTAAAAATATACGTAGACACTAGAGAACAATACCCTTTTAAATTAGATTTCCCAAGTGAATCTAAAGGCTTGAAGTTTGGAGACTACGCTTTAAGTGACGGGGAAATATGCTGCAACTGTCATATAGAGAGAAAATCTATAAAAGACTTTATAGGGACTTTTAGTGGCGGCTTAGAAAGATTCAGAAGGGAGATTGACCGTTCGGTCGAAGCTGAAGCTTACCTAGTCGTCTTAGTAGAAAGCACAATAAGTAAATGCATGGCATTCGATAAATTACCTTACGTATCTAAAAAAATACAAGCTACACCCGAGTATATATTTAGAAACGTAAGAGATATTTACAGAGACTACGATAACATACAATTCCTTTTTGTAGACGGAAGAAAAGAAGCAGTTAGAGTAATGAAAAAAATATTTTTCTGTGGATGCGCTTATTATGATTATGATTTACAGCTAGCTTACGACTTAAAAGTGTTATGAGGGGGCATATAGTTTTAACTTACGAACAAGCTTTAGTTATATTGTTTTTGATTATTCTTATAGCTTTATTAGACTAATGTGGTACTGTCCTGACAAATACAAAAAAGATCTAACTAATCTAAACTTAGAGTTGTTGAAGTTAGAAGGAGAACTCGAAGATAAAGAAGCTAAAATAACTTTAGCTAAGTTCCTTCGTTCAAATTTGGGAGTGGCTGCCGAACTAGTTTCAGGTATAAAGTTAGCGCCGTTCCAAGAGATAACTTTAAAAGGATTTTTTAATAGAAACTTTAGCATGTGTGTTTGGGGTCGTGGGTGCGGCAAAACTTTTATCGCTGCTGTCTATTGTTTCCTTCAGTGTGTATTCGAACCCGGAACCAAAATACTCATAGCTGGACCTACGTTCCGTACTGCTAGGTTCATATTTAATTACTTAGAGACATTGGTTGACTCTAAAGGCGCTCAGCTATTAGCTCAGGCATTTGGGGCTAAATCCAAAAGAAACGATCAGTACGAATGGAAGATAAACGGAGGAAGCATAACCGCTATACCTTTAAGTGGAGAAAAGATACGTGGTTTTCGCGCAAACATACTTGTGTTAGATGAGTTTTTACTTTTACCCGAAGAGATAATTAAGAGTATCTTTTACTTCCAGAGGATACTATTAAAACTGTACTGATGCCATTCTTAGTTGCGCCACAAGACATGGCTGAAAGAATAAAAATAAGAGAAATAGAAAACGACCTTATATCTAAAGGGTTGATGAAAGAAGAGGAAAGGATGCAGTTTGAAAATAATTCTAAAATGATAGCTTTGTCTTCAGCCTCTTACACTTTTGAAAATTTATTTAAGGTATACAAAGAATGGACAGAAAAGATTTACTCTAAAGAAGAAGGAGAATCTAAATATTTTATTTCTCAGTTGAGCTACGAGGCTTTACCCGAGGAAATGATAGATGGCACTATTATTGAGGAAGCTAGGTCAGATGCTTCATCTCACTCTTCTTTTCAACGTGAGTATTGCGCCCAATTCACAGACGGAAGCGATAGCTACTTTAGTGCTAAAAAAATGCATGACTGCACTATCCCGGATGGAGAAGAGCCTAGTATGAGAATAATTGGTCAGTCAGGTAAAGAATATGTATTAGGTATTGACCCTAGTTTTAGTAATAGCCCGACTTCTGATTTCTTTGCTATGACAGTAATGGAGCTAGATGACGAAACCCAACACGGAACCTTAGTTCATTGCTATGCTGTTGCTGGAGGGGATTTAAAAGACCATATAAACTATTTAAATTACATTCTAACTCATTTTAACATAGTTCTAATAGTTATCGATAATGCTGGGTATCAATTTATAGACAGCGCAAACGAATCAGAGCCTTTCTTAAAAAATAAAATTAATTTATCTTTCTTTGACTTTAATACAGAAAAAGAAGGTATAGAGTACGATAGAGAACTAAGGCAAGCTAGGATGGGGTATAATAGGGAAACTGGCAAAATTTGTATAAAGCAAGTATTTTCTACTAACTTCATAAGAAAAGCTAATGAGCTGCTACAAGCAGATATAGACCATAAAAGAATATGGTTTGCGTCAAGAATAACTGCTGATGGGGCAATATTTAATAGAGTCTCCACGCAGAAGGTGCCCATAAAAATGACTGGACATGAGAATATGCTGGATCTAATAGAATTTCAAGACGACTTCGTATATCAGACTAAAAAACAATGTTCTCTTATAGAAGTTAAAAGCACCTCTAAAGGCACTCAGAGCTTTGATTTACCGCAACACTTAAGAAGAAGCAACTCTCCAAACAAAGCAAGAAAAGATAACTATACCACTTTAATGTTAGCAAATTGGGGAGTGAAGAAGTATTATGATATGATCGAGACTAAAGTTGAGGCTAATCAAACTTTTTCTCCAATATTAATTTAATAACCGAAAAATAGAAACAATATACTCTTTAAGTGTAACGTACATAGAACATGGCAGCGCAAAGAAAAAAGCTACATTCAGTTGACAGCGAACCTCTAATGGCTTCTTACAGCAAGCAGTCTATAGCTACACAAGCTACTAGAACTAGGCGCAATAAGTCTGGCACCATAGAAAGGACCGACCGTTTTGAAAACATAAACGACGGGCTAGTGCCATTCAAATATACCACTAGCGGCAGTTACAATACCAGTAACTTGGATATTAGAGATGCTGTAATGCTTTGCCAAAAAGCGTACTACAATTTCGCTGTATTTAGAAATACTATAGATTTAATGACAGAGTTTTCTGTTAGCGATATATATTTTCAAGGGGGGAGCAAGAAGTCTAGAGAGTTTTTCACGAGTTTCTTCAAGAAAATAAGCCTAAACTCTCTTCAAGATAGATTTTTTAGAGAATATTATAGATCCGGAAACGTTTTCGTATACAGGTTTGATGCAAAAATAACCCCAGCAGACTTTACTAAAATATCTCAAACCTTTGGAGCCGAGAGTTATGTAACTGACGGCTTAAAGATAACAATTCCTTCTAGGTACGCTATACTGAATCCAGCCGACATACAATTGGGCGGCAATATATCTTTTGTATCTGGTAAATATTATAAGCTTTTAACTGATTACGAGTTAGAAAGACTAAGAGACCCAAGGACTGAAGAGGACGAAGAAGTACTTAATAATCTTGACCCAGATGTTGTAAAGCATATTAAGAATGAAAAAAACTCATCTGTGGTTATGCCGTTGGACACAGATAAAATTACAGCTGTATTCTATAAAAAGCAAGACTATGAGCCTTTTGCAGTACCGATGGGTTATCCAGTTTTAGATGATATAAACTGGAAAGCTGAGATGAAAAAAATGGACATGGCTATAACAAGAACTACCCAGCAAGTAGTCCTACTCGTAACCATGGGTACAGAGCCAGATAAAGGAGGGGTTAATCAAAAGAATTTAGAGGCCATGCGGAGCCTATTCGAAAACGAATCCGTAGGGAGAGTGTTAATTGCCGACTATACAACTAAAGCTGATTTTGTTGTCCCCGACATAGCTAATATTCTAGATCCGAAAAAATACGAAGTTGTAAATAGAGATATCCAATTAGGGCTAAATAACATACTTGTTAGTGGAGATGAAAAATTTGCTAATGCTCAAATCAAAACTCAAGTATTTGTAGAGAGGCTTAAGCAAGGTAGGGAAATGTTTATAAATGAATTTTTACTGCCTGAAATAAAAAGAATGTCAAAAACTCTAGGTTTTAAAAACTTTCCTACTC